CTTCTTCGCCAGCTTTTTCATCTTTAGCTGCTTTAATCATAGCATCAAACTCAGCATCATCTTCTTCACTACCGCTATTTTTTAAATCTTGTAATAAATCTGGGATAAAATCTTCATCTCTATTTACAAGATTTAAAATTTGATTGTTTGTATAACCTAATTCTTTCATTACTTCAGCAATAGCACTAATAATTTCTTTTTCAGGCATGTCAGCAGTAATACCTTTTGCTTTAAGAGCAGGTATAATTGCATTGTAATTACCATCTTCATTTAATTTAAAACTATATTCATTTTCATGAAAACTTTGTAAAGAATCCATATAATCAAGTTCATGATTTAATTCATCACGTTCATCATCAATATCCATATTAGCTTTTAACCAATCAGGCATTGAAGTAGGATTAGAAGCATACATTTCAGCTTCCTTAGGATCCTTAACATATTTTAAAATAGTATTAAGTAAGGTATCATAATCTTCTTCTGAATAACCATAAGATTCACTTAATATGCGTTTGTTAGTAAGAATCTTAACAGCATCTCTAAATGACGTTACATTAGTTATATACTGAGGCATAGTCATACGTAAATTTCTCATGAAATTTTGTTGTGACATTTTACCTTCTCTTAAATCACGATATTGATTTTGTATACTTTTCATTTATATTTTAATTTAATCTACCTTGGCCTTTGTATGCTTTGGGTTTTGGTGTATGTTTATTATATGATTTTTTTGCTGCTCCGTTTTTGCGTTTACCGAATGATAATTTATAGCTGTTGCCTACTGCCTTTGCCATTATTGATTTAAGCTTTTGATTTTATTGTTAAGTTGATTTACCATTTCTGATATAGAAGCAACATTCTTTTGTGTTGCTTTCCAATAATTAATACCACCATCTTCACTCAATTCTTGCTTCATGCGAGACGTATATTCAACAATACGATCAATTTCAGCTAATTTACGTTTTACTTCACGAATTGCTTTATGCAATTGTTCAGATTTAGTTCTGTGTTTAACGTCTTTTTTAAATTTGCCGTATGTTACTTCACTGATCATTTCTTTTTTAATGAGGCTCAATAATGTTTCTTTCATATTTTCTTTTTTATAGTAGTCATCTCCTTTAATTCCACCAGCAGTGTAACCGCTTGCTGCAGTATAGCCACTTGCTTGTGATGATATAGAGGCGGCATCGTAATTGCTTTCATTATTCATTGCCGGTTTCTTAACTAATTTAAAGCCCATCTTTTCAGCATATTTAGTTGCTGCATTTTTACCTTGTCCTTTAGGAGCAAATGCTCTAGGAGATAAAAAAGCACCAGCGTCGCCAGATGCAGATTCTTCATCTAACAACTCTTGTACTAGTGTTTTAATGTACTCTTGTATGTTCACTATTTAACAGTTTTTAACTCTTCAATCAATTGATGATATTGTAACAACGAAATAATGTTTTCGTCTTTTACACTTTGTGTTTTATCTAATGGATGTAATAATGTAATTACTTCAGCTAATTTGATTTGTGTAGTTCTATCTGTTACGTTTGGAATTAATTTATTAATTTCTTCAGTAATAGTGATAAAATTCTTATTAACGAAATCTCTTAATTTAGTTGTGTTACTAATATTATTAATAAATTCTTTTAATACACCTTTCTGAGTATCAGATAATGTATTGTATTTGCTATTGAATTTTTCCAACAACATACGATAAGCTAAGATACGAGTACCTTTATCCATACCGTTGAATTCTTCCATTACACGATCCTTAACACCTTCTTTATTAACCTCTTTACGGGTGATGTGTTCTAATAATGTAATTTTATTATCAATAATTTGCTGTGGCTCAGTGAACTCTAATGAGTTATGAGATTCAATTAAATTGAATGCAGCGGCGTATTGCTTGTAGTGGCTAATTTTGGCCTTAAAAAATTCTTCAAGGTCATAATGTTCACGAATATCTTTAATAAGATTATATTTCTCTTTGCGTAAAGTAGTTTTATTTAAACGTAAAGAAGCTTCAAGCGTTGCGTTAATAAACACTTCGGCTTTAGCTTCACTTAGAGATCTAGGCGTAATTAGCGCTTGATATAATTTATATTCTTTAGCTAATTCGGATTTACTAAAATATTTTTTAACCAATCCAATAGCAGCTGAATCTTTATTAGACACTGTTTCCGATGCTATTTGGCGAACCAATAGCTCGAATAATATACCAGTATTTTTAAATTTGCTGTGTTTAATTTTCATAATGAATAGTGTGCACTACCGATAAATATATGTTTGTTATATGTCCTTGATGTTTTTCTCATCTAACATACCCGATTCCGGTTCTATGTCGAACATTGATTTCTTATGATTTCTATCTATGCTTTCAAATAGCTCTTTATGTCTTTTTACTTCAAACATAGCTTTCGGTGTACCGCTTCCTTCTTCAGGTTGATTAGCGGTGTATAATGTACCGTTTTCAATACTACCTAATGGATCTTTACCAAATGCACGTTTTTGTGTTCCAACAATAGATGCCTTTTCTTTAGGACGGCCAACAGGACGTGTTTCATCATATCCAGGAGGTATAGCTCCGGTTTCACCAACACCATTTCTACCTTTACCATACAATGATGCTAAGTCGTGTGGTGTACCAAATGATCTACCTGTTTTAGCTGGGTCATTACCTTCGTTCTCAATCTGAGCTAATCTGAATAGTCGTTTCTTATCTTCAACTACTAAATCGCGGTATTCATCAAATTCATCTTCGCTGAATCGGAATACATTGTCGTAAATCCAATCTGAAGGTAATAAGTTTGTATCTTGAATAGATTTAGCTAAATCAACTTTTTCCTTCCATAATGCTATCTTTTCTTGTTCATAGATTATTGATGGAGTCGTTAATGAAATTTCAAAATTCGACATTGATTCACTATCATAGCCCTGTACATATAAGTGTACTAAAGCCATTTTGTATAGTTCTGATGTAGCTATACGTTGGATGCGTTCAACTGTACGAGCGAAGCGAATATCTTCAGCAGCTAATGTAGCTTTACCAGTTAAATCTTTTTCAAATCCAAAGAACGCTTTAGGCACCTTAAGTGCAGCTAACATTTCATCACGTAAGAAGTTAACGTCATCAATCGCGTTATATTCCAAACCTTTGATTGTATCAATCTTAGTTGCTGTATCATTTCCACGAGTTGGAAGATAATAATCCTCCATCATGTTCATCATGTTATATCTTAAGTTGTATTCGCCTGTTTGTTGGTCGATAAATGGAGTTTTCTTCATCTTCTGCATCATCTTTTGCATATATCCATCAACTTCATGTGGTGGTATATTACCAACATTTACAGTGAATACACGTTTTTCCGGGGCACGAGTAATACGATGTAATAACATCGCATCTTTCATCAGCACATACTGCTTGTAAGTTTTGCGGGCAGGTTCTATAAACGAACGTCCGTAAGGGAGATAGTTAGCGTCAGTTAACAGCCTAAAATGCGCAATTTCATAGTTTTCAAATTTGATTTTGCCATCTCTATCTTTAACACGTGAACTCATACCACCAGCCGCGATCACCATTGGGTCGATTCTAAAACAAACATAAGATGGGTTTGCAGGATCTTGTCCTTCTTCACGCACCATGTCATATACTGATAGTGGTGTTACGTTGTACACACCAAATTGCTCAGCCACCTCCATATGTAAATAAAAATCACCGTATTTACACATATTTCTAATCCATAACCATAAGTTAAACTCAATGTTTAAAATGTCGTAGAATAGATTGTATAAAATACGTTGAATATTTTCATCGGAGCTTCTAATACTTAATACCTCACCAGCCTCATTCTTTAATGTAGCTTCATCTGCTATAATATCTAATGCCGAAGCAATGATTGATTCTGTATCCATTGCTTCATAGTCAGTGTATAACTGAATACGCAATGTTTGATAGTTCATTGTTGGGTTGTACGGCATATTAGCTCCGTAGCGGTGTAACTTTGTAAATCTATCTATTAATGCATTTGTCTTTATATTACCGTAAGCTTGAATTCTATCAACGTCCATTACTTTCAGTTGATTACCGCCTACGTTTCTTATAATAACATCGGTGCTGAATAAACGTGTAAGTCTACTAAACAAACCTTGTTGTTGTTCTGCCATTATTTTATTTTATTATATCAATAAATATTTATTAACCTAATACCCATGTCATGTCTTCGAAGTGCCCATGGCCGTTATCCACCATGTATGGGTTTTGAGTTCCGTTTGGTAATACAGGTCCGTTATAGTCATATGTGGTTCTAGTAATATTATCAACAGCTGCTCTTGTTAAGCTCATTCCTTGTTCAAAGAATTTCATTGCTGTATCTCGAGTGAATAAACCTATTCCTAAAGCCATTACAAGATCATCATTATAGCCATTTTGTGACTGCGCTTTACCATTCAGCCAAATAAACACACGTAGTTCTTCTAACAAACGCTTTGAATGAAAAGTAAATACCTTTTCCCGAATATACGACTCCATTTTGGATATAACAAGAGGTCTTGTTTTTACTGATGTTGTAAAGCCAGGAATTGTTTGTTCCTTATCCATTTTATCCATCCACTTATCCATACTCATATCACCATAAGCGCGAGGTGAATAGTGCATGTTTGGATATCCTTTTTCTAATATAGTATTAATTACATCCCATCCAATACTTGCATTTTCAACTACAAGCAAAGCATTATTGTACTCAGTAGCAACAGATACCAACATATTTCCAAAAGTACGGGTATCCACCTGCGATTTGTATTCAGCCACTTGCTCACAGCTTGTTGCATCAATGACATGAAAAGTAGAATAGTCAGCCCCATCACCCCGAGCAACGTCAGCGCACACAATATACTGCCTAGAATAGTCAGGGTAAGCCCAAATCCAAAAATCGCCGCCCATAAACCTACGCTCGATAGGATCTTGAATAAATGTTTGTTCATAAAATGATAATGTATCGGGTTCAACAACTGAGTTACCAGATCCTAAAAAGTCACAATCATACTCTTGAGCAAATTCACGTGGTGACATATTATCACGCTCGTGCTGCTCCCATTTTTCGTCTCGTTCAGGGTGTAAATCCCATCTTAATTTAATTGCCTTAAAGTCATTTTTGCCTATCTCAGCTTCAGTATACATTTTATGGAACCAGTTACCAACACCATTTGGTGATGATAAAGCAATAATACCTCCACCAGTTGCGATGGTTGGTTTAATACTCGTGTATATTTTGTCAATTCCTTCAATGAACGCAGCTTCATCTATTAATAATAATGATACGGCGTAAGATCTACCTGCATCTGATGC